TGAATGAAGGACTACGTGCATGGTTAGCACCAGTTGACCAACCACATGAGTCATTCGTATTCCCTGAGGAAGTTCTTCCTAGAGGTAACGCACTGTGATTAAATCACTCTTCACTTTTATGTTTGCTGCATTGATGTGGGTTCAAGTCCCACAGTGGCAGGATGATTGGTCTAAGTGTGCTGTAGATGTACCAGACACTGCATGTCATTGGTACATCACTGCTCCCGATAGTACAATGGGAGAGGGATTTAGTTGGGCCAATGCCCCTTGGTTCTCAGTAGAAGGATTGAGGGACATCGGAGAACTTCATGATACGATGGCAACAATTCAAACTCAAGGAGAAGTATGAATAACTTCGAAGTCTTTTTCTATTTTGTATGCTTTGCTGCCATTGGTGGCGCTGCATTTGCAATGATGTGGAGTAACATTCAATCTATTAATATAGAGATGAGTAAACCTCCCAAACCAAAACATCCAGAGGCACCTGAAGCAGGTGAAGAACTGATGTATGTGGATTTTTCTAGAGAAAGACTTGAAGACCTTTACAACAAGAATAAAGAGTGATATATTAAGGGTCTACGGACCCTTTTTTTATGAACACAATTATTAATTATGTGACTGGGTTCTGGTCTGTTGTTGTTATGAATTGTATCCAACCAATCAACTGGAAGTATTGTCTACCAACTCATGAATGGTTAATTCCCGATTTAATTCAGGGAGTGCAGATATATCTTGACAAAGAACATGACTTATTGTATAAATCAGAAAGGGACTATTTAAAAAAATAAATGAAGATTTTTCTTGACACTGCTGACCATTGGGCGATTGAGGAATACTATGCTACAGGATTGATTGATGGAGTTACCACCAATCCAACTTTGATTATGAAATCTGGAAGAAATCCTGACGATGCATATCAACATATCAAAGATGTTGGTATCAGAGATATTAGTATGGAAGTCATGGGTAGTGAGAGTGAAATGTATGTTGAGGCAATCAGACTATCTGAAAAGTTTGGTGACGTATGCACAATCAAAGTTCCCTGTACTCGTGAGGGTTTAAAAATCTGTAAAGCACTTAGTGATGTGGGTATCAGGGTCAACGTTACACTTATCTTCTGTGCCTCTCAGGCAGTCCTAGCAGCAAAGGCAGGGGCAACATATGTCTCACCTTTTGTTGGACGCTTAGATGACCAGTCAGTAGCAGGACTGGAGGTTGTAAGATCCATCTCTGAACTGTATCGGATTCATGGTGTGAGAACTCAAATTCTTTCTGCTTCAATCCGTAGTGTCCAACGTGCTGTGAGGTCATGGTATAATGGTGCTAGCATCTGTACTCTGCCACCTAAGGTATTTGATCAGATGTATGACCACATCCTTACCGACAAGGGTATGGAGATTTTTGAAAATGATTGGAGGGAAGTAAAGCAGTGACATTTACAGTATATTCAAAGGACGGATGTCCTTATTGCACTAAGGTTCAACAAGTATTACAACTTGCAGAAATTAAGCATGTGATATATAAACTTAACAGAGATTATTCTCGTCAGGAATTTTATGATAAGTTTGGACAAGGATCAACCTTTCCAAGAGTCATGAAAGATGATACAATCATTGGTGGATGCACTGAAACTGTTAGGTATCTTAGGGAACAGAAATTGGTCTAATGGAACAAAACCTCATCGACATCTATGATATGATTGAACATGCTATTGACTATGCATTTGATGGTCGAATGAATTTAAAATTTTATGACTATCTGAAAACGACAAAGATTAAAAAGCATGAAATAGATGCTTTTATTGAGAGCACCACTGCTGCAGAACTTAGTGATCTTACATTAGAACTTGAGGAATATCTCAAAGGTGGTGCAGATTCAGAGCATAAGCAACTTCGTGAAGGTTATGGTCACATCCCCAAACCCCAGGCAAGAAAAATTAAAACATATTTGTATGGCATCTTAGAAGATGCATGGAGGTACAGTAATGACCGAAAACCTGGGCGAAGAAGAAAGCAATCTAAATAATCACGAAACCAACATCAACCGTGGAGTTGAGTTGTTGCTACGCAATAGGAGGAATAAACCAGACCCGCCTAAGACTTTTCAGATAAAGTTTGGTAAGATGGTCTCATTCTTTCGAAGAGAGATTGTTTTACACCTAAACTTCTATCTGGACATCAGAAAAAAATAATCTCTGGAGTAGAAACATGTTAGCAGTAACACTTACGATTGGAACTCTTGTTTCAATTATGTTCTTTTTTGTAGGAGGTGTGGTAGGATGGTTAGCAAGAGAAAACACCTGGGTAAATCAACCAATTTATACACATCCAGAGATGTTTGATGAAAACGGAAATGTATTACCAGACGAAATTTTAGCAGTACGATTTGAAAATGGCTATGACGAACTCGACGAAACAGATGACGACTAAACAGAAATTACCACCGAATCCATTTCAACATGAGATTCTTGAACTTGTTAGTAAGCAAAGATCGAAAGCAAAGAAAGTTGAGATCCTACAAGAGTATGCTAATGATGCTCTAAAGGTTCTCCTTATCTGGAACTTTGATGATACTGCTATCTCTGTAATCCCCAAAGGAACAGTTCCTTATACTGAAAACGAAGTACCTGTAGGAACCGATCATACTTCACTTCGTGTGGAGTATAAACACCTCTTTAATTTTGTAAAGGGTGGAAATGACTCTCTTACTTCACTCCGTAGAGAGACTATGTTCATTCAAATACTTGAGGGATTGCATCCAGATGAAGCAAAAATTCTTTGTTTGGTGAAAGATAAAGAACTACAAACCAAATATAAATTAACATATGAGGTAGTTCGAGAAGCATATCCAGACATTCAATGGGGTGGTCGTTCATGACAGTTGCTGTAGAACAGGAAAAGGAAATGGCAGACTACGGTCCAGAGGAGAGTAAAATCAATCCATCTGACTATGATTGTCAGATTCTTCTTGAGAAAACGACACATGAAGCAGCAAACGATAAGTCTTTTCCAACAGATGCAAGACTTATCTGGTACATTGTTGATGGTGTAGAGTGTATGGATCTTACTCGATGCAATAAAGTATCAAAGATGTTTGATATGTATTATGATCGATATGGTAAAGGTTCTGTGCAAAGAATTGATTTTGGATATGGATCTATCAACCCAAAACTTTGGGGAAATAAACCAAAGAAGGAGAAGGAGAAGAAAAGGAAATGAATGAAGACCAGATTAAAGATCAAATTAATGAACTAATCAAAGATGAGATTCAAGAAGTGATCAACGAATATGTTGACGCAAAAGAATCAACAGAAAAAAGTGGTCTTGGATTTGTTCAAGGTGAAGAAGATAAAGAGTTGAAGGTGAAGGTATCAAAAAATGAAATTGATAAAATCATCAAGGAGTATAAGAAGATTAAAAAAAGTCAAAGATCTAACTTATCTCAGGTTAGGAAACTTGGACTGGTTGACAAGCATGGTAGACCATTAAAATAAATATTAACGTTAAAGGAGTGCTTATGCTTTCTACGCAATATAGATTGCGCCTTGAGGCCATATGTGAAAAAATTGTTAATGATGAAGAAGTAAGTCTAGATGATATGATCTGGGCAAATAAATTAGCAAAGTCAAATCAAAGTGCATCATCAATACTAAGGAAAGCACGTAGACAAGCAAGAAATCCTGAGATGAAAGAGGGTGATTTTGATGATTTTATGAACCAGATGGACCTTGGGGACCCTGATCCATCTAACCATTCCTCAGGGTTCGGTAGTGCAGATGATATTGCGGACTGGTTTTCGCACGAAAAAACTGATGACTGGAGGCAACGTGACTGACTATGTTTGTATTACATCATGGGATAAACAATTCCAATGCGTGCGCTATCATTATGTTGATAAATCATCACCAAATCCAGTAAGAGAAGTAAAAAATTTATTCCCATTTGAGGAAGTATACGAAAATGCAAGCAGTAATTTACAGTAACGGCAGTCAAGAATGTGAGCGTGCTGGTATGCTCCTCAAAAGTATTCATGAGGACTTTCATGAGTATATTTTAAACGAAGACTTTACAGATAAACAATTTCATGCAGAGTTTGGCGAAGAGGCTGAGTATCCACAGGTTTCTATTGGACTGAAACATCGTGGTGGTCTCAAGGAGACCTTACATTATTTGAATAACCACAACTACAAGTGTTCGTGTTGATACGAAGACACTTGACTAAATAAGATATGAGGTCTATAATAAGACCTGACGTTCATCCCACTCTTGGGTGGGACGCAAGTAAGTCGCGGAACGGAGCCGTTCATCCCATGATTGAAATTCTTTTATATTCAAC